TTTAAGTTTGTATTCAAAGGTTGCTATCCTATAGCACTAAAACCATTTATAGATTCAGGAGAAATGGAATTTATACAATGGTCACAGCTTTTTGATTTACCAAGAGGTCTTTATGAAGCAAACTGTAATGCAGTTTATGCTCCATTAGCTGATAATACTTTTAATAAATCAAAGAGTAATATTAAAATGATAGAATCTGGAGCATTGGGAATTCCTGGAGTTTTCCAAGATCTCTGCACTTATGAAACAGCAGATTTAAAGTTTAAATCTGGAGATGATCTTATAAATCAGTTAGAGTATTTAACTTCTGATTTTGATAAATATATTAAATTATCTGAAAAATCTAGAAAATACGTCGAAGGAATGTGGTTAGAAGATCATATCGACGAGTACGAAGCAATTTATTTTACAGAGTGGGGATCTAAAGAGAGAAAAGAAAAAGCTCCAAATCTTATAAATTTAAATCCTGAGCAAAATAAATCTTGATATAACTATCAACGCATATTAAAATATAATAGATGTGGAGAAATATCTATTATGATTATAAAAAGTCCATAATTCACTTGTGGACTTGGAATGAATTTGGAGAAAGAGTAAAGGCGGAAGTAGATTTTGAGCCTTTTCTTTACCTAGAAGATAAAAATGTTCACGATGCTACATCTATTTTTAATACGAAATTAAAAAAATTATCTTTTCCTAACAATTTTAGGAGAATGTCTTTTGTAAAGGACTCTCCAAACAAAAGAATATTTTTCAACTTAAATACAGAACAACAATACCTATTAACTACCTTTAAAGATTTTTCTGGTTCAGATTATAATATCCAAAATCCATTAAGAATATTCTTTTTGGATATAGAAACATATAAAGCTAATGAATTAGATCCATTCTCTAGTGCTGAAGAGGCAAGAGATATGATAAACGTAATAACGGTATATGATTCTTTACTTCAAAAATATTATGTTTGGGGATTAAAGCCTTATTCTACTATAGAAGAAGACGTAACGTATGTTAAATGTTTTTCAGAAAAAGAATTGCTTTCTACGTTTCTTAAATTTTGGAGAAAGAATACTCCAGATATAGTATCCGGATGGAATTTCCACGGATATGATCTTCCGTATATAATGAATAGGTTAACTATTCTATTTGATGAAGAAAAAAATAAAAAAATGTCTCCGATAGATAGAGTAGAATATAGAGTTGGAGTGTCAGTAAACAAATTAGGACAAAAGAAAAATCAATGGATACTTCACGGCATTAGTTGTTTGGATTATATGGATATATATAAAACTTTCTCTATGGGAGAAAGGGAATCATATTCTTTAGGGTTCATAGGTGAATATGAATTAGGAGAGTCCAAATTAACATATAATTCTTCATCTTTAACTAAATTAGCTGATGAAGATTGGACTACTTTTGTAGATTATAATATTCAAGACGTAAGATTGTTGGTTAAACTTGATGATAAATTAAAATATATGGATCTTATAAGAAATTTATCATATAAAGGATTTATTCCTTTTGAAAAATCTTTAGGAAAAGTATCAATGATTACTGGAGCAGTTGCACATCAAGCATTGTTACAGAATTTAATTATACCTACATTTACTTACGAGAATATAAAACAAAAATTTGAAGGTGGTTATGTACTACAACCAAAACCTAATCTGTATGAAGATGTCGTAACATACGATGCTAATAGTCTATATCCAAACACTATCATCACGCTTAATATTTCTCCAGAAACAAAAATAGGAAAAATTATAGAAATAAAGGATAATATTTTTAATTTAAAGTTAGTTAATGGTAAAATTGTTTCTTTATCAAAAGAACAGTTTTTAAAATTTATTAGAGATGAAGATATAGCAATAACAAAAGCTAATATATTATATACTCAAAAATTTAAAGGTGTAGTTCCAACCTTGATTGATAAAATCTATAACCAAAGAGTTTTATGTAAAAATAAAACATTAGAAGCGAATAAAAAATTACAAGAATGCACAGATAAAGATGAAAGGAAAAAATTATTAACTATAGCAAATGATAACGATTCATTATCTAATGTTTATAAAACATTAATTAATTCTATTTATGGAATTTTTTCACAGCAATATTCTCCGTTTTTTGATATCGATCATGCAAAAAGCGTAACATTAACTGGGCAATCAGTAGTAAAAAGAGGTTCCCAGCTATTTTTTGAATATCTAAAAAATAAAGGATTTACCGGAGATTATGAAGATATAGTTAAATATATAGATACTGATAGTGCATTCTTATCATTCAGCGATTTTTTTAAACAAAACAGTATAAAATTAAAAGATGAAAAAGGAAATATTTCAAAAGAAGCTAAAACGTTTATTAAAGATTTAGGAGATTCAGTAAATATTGAAATTAATATTTGGGCTAAACAAGAATTAAACTCTAAAGATCCTAGATATCATTTTAAGAGAGAAAAAATATGTGATGTAGCATTATTACAAGCAAAAAAGTTTTATATATTACATGTATTAGATAATGAAGGCATTAAGAAAAACGATTTTATATATAAAGGAATAGAAATAGTAAAGGCGGCAATGTCTAAAGAAGTTAAAAAGTTAGTTAAAAACGTTATAGAATCAGCTATTCTCGCAAAAGATAGAAAAAAGGCTACAGAATTATTTCATAAGGCATATGAAGAATATTGCAATATGCCAACTGAATCTATCGCAGTTAGAAAAAACGCAAAAAGTTATAGCAAATGGAGTTCTTTATTTGATGATGGTAAATTCGGAAAGGGAACGCCAAATCATTATCAAGGAGCATTATTTTATAATAAACTTCTAGAAGATGAAAATATAAAACATTTATATTCTAATATTCAAAATGGAACCAAAATAAAATATTTTTATTGTGAAAAAAATAAATTCAATATAAAAACTATGGCTTTTATAGATGAATATCCAAAAGAATTTAAAAAGTTTATAAAGATGGACTATAAAATGATGTTTGAAAAAAACGTAGTTCCAGTTATAAGTAGAATTTATTATATAATTGGTTGGCCTTTACCTGAAATTGGTTGCGAACAAGTTACAGATTTAATGGAATTATTTTCAAAATAAAATTTTTTAAAACTTTCCATTTTTAATTTATTTCTTAAATCGGATAAATGTTTTATAATTTCTTCTGCGCTCAAATAAGAATTATTTCTTTTATTTTTAACAATATTTGAAATTTTTTCGTTTCCATTTTTAACTCTAGATTTGATAATTGAATTTATTATATTATCTACATTTAAGTCTGTTATTTCTTGATTAAATGTATCATTGTCAAATCTTATACTATCATCTTCAATTAAAATATATTCATTACTAAACTTATTATATTTAAAATAATAATTTCCTTTTTTAAAAATTTTCATATTTTCTTATACTTACAATGTTGCTTTTTATTAAATATATGATAATATATTTTCTGATGAGTAATACTAATCAAAAAATAGCTGTGTTTTTAGACTATGTAGGTAGAACCGTGTTTGGTGAAATCGTAGAGTCTAACGACGTTAACGAATTGAAAATTAAAAATCCTGTAATTCTCCACGTACCACCAGTGGATCAATCTGGAAGAATGGCAGTACAATTATTTCCTTTATTTTTTAGGGAATTTTTAGCGGATAAATCCGAAGATGTCGTTTTCGCATATCAAAAGGATAAGATTACGCTTACGAATATCGAGTCTATCGATTTTAGATTGTTAGCTCAATATGGTCAATTATTTAATAAAAATAATGTAATCGTAAACTCAGAACAACAAGCGCAAAATAATCAATCGTCAGATGCGGTTATAAACCTTTTTGACGAATAGTATAAATTAAAAACAACATTCAAGCCTCAAAAGTTTTGACTTTTGAGGCTTTTTTGTTATCATATTTTTATGGCTAAAAAAACAAAAGACACACAAGACACACAAGACACACAACTCGGAAACATAGATGAAGCATTCAAAATTTTAGATGAGCTAAATCCAGATGCTGCGTTTCTAGATGAAAATACATTATCTACAGTAGACGAATGGGTAGACACAGGATGTATGGCATTAAACGCTATTATTTCAGGTTCTCTATACGGTGGTATTCCTATGGGTAGGATTACTGGTTTTGCTGGACCGCAAGCATGTGGAAAAACATTAATGGTTAATAAAATAATGGCAAACGCCCAAAAGAAAGGAATGCATGTTGTATATTTTGATACTGAAAATGCTCTTGATAGAGATACCGCAAAAAATTTAGGTTGCGATCCATCTAAAATTAAACACTGCCCAACAGAAATTATAGAGGAATGTAGAAATCAAATTGTAAAATTTTTAAAAACTATTATAGAAAAAGGATTGCGAGGAAAAGTATTGTTAGCGATTGATTCTTTAGGAAATCTCATTTCAGCTAGAGAATCTAAAATAATAGACGACGGAAAGGATAGTGCGGATATGGGTGCTAGAGCAGTAGCTCTAAAAAGTATGCTTAGAGCTATTACACATACAGCAGCAAAAGCAAATTGTCCAATAGTTTTCACAAATCATATATATGAAAATCCAGGTGCTATGTATCCAACATTGATTAAGAGTCAATCTGGTGGATCTGGTCCGTTGTATATGTCTTCAGTACTAGTTCAAATGTCAACAAAACAAGAACGAGTAGGTAAATCTGATAATAAAAATGCTTCTGATGAAGTTACTCCTCTATCTAAAGATGTTAATGGATTAACCATGAGGGCTTTAACTACTAAGAATAGATTTGTTCCGCCATTTTTAGAATGTGAAATGTATCTTAATTTTAGAACTGGACTATCGAAATACTCTGGCTTATTAGAAATGGCAGAAGGATATGGAGTAATAACAAAGCAAGGTCATAGATATGTATTGGGCGAGGAAGTGTTAGGGTTCTATAAAGATTTCAAAGATAATGATCAAGTATGGAATAAAATTCTACCGGAATTAGAAAAGAAACTAAAATCACATTTGAAATTTAAAAACGAAACTTCACAAGA